AATCGGTGAAGTTCTTAAGGTCGTAGCAGTGAAACTCGGCTATGCCGGTTTCACTCTTCGCCCTTAAAAACTCGAAACTCTCGGACGCCCTATATGTGGCGTCCTCCGGTATTGATTTAAGCATCGCCATAACGGCTTCGTGAATTGGTAAAAGAGCGTTTTGACTTCAAAAATCAGCTATGGTTATATACCGTAGCTTATTCCCAGGCTCAGGCAGTACAGCCATCCTTCTTAGATAAGGCTCCTCACTGTGTAGAGGAAGTTTCTTATTGACAGGTGCAGGACTTCGTAAGACGTCCTCGAGTCAATCTCGGCCGGTTTCCCGGTACATCTGACAAACAAGACCACAGAGTTTGTGGTCCTGTTCTAAGAGCACGATTCTTTCCCTAGGAATCGAGCAAAAGGACTGTGCGAATATACCTTTCGAACCGGATATCTTTAGGGATCCGGTTGAGTCCTTGTTGATTTTGTGAAGACGCCCTGTTAAAGGGAGGTCTCTGACAAAACGGCCGAACTCTTCTAAAAGTTCCGCTGGAACATCATCTTCTGGTCCTTCTATTGTGGAAAAATCAGGTGGAGCTTCAAAGTCCACTTGCCCCAAGTAGAAATTCAGGACCGTTTGAACGTAAATGCTGGTTTTAAGGCATCGTTGGGATAGCTTCCAAAGCCCCGCGAGGGGTTCCGGTATGCCGTCCTTTGTTGTTTTGGTGAAAGGGAGTGGCTCGGGCTTATCACCGAGAAGCTTTCGCTTCGCGTAGTTTGCCAAATTTTTATAGTAGGCAACAGCCTCGAGCTCACCCCGGCTTTTAGAACGTACATTAAAACTGCTTATGTATAGGCGGACTTCCGTCAGGATATAATCCCGGTCCGGAAGTTCCGTCGCCTCCAATAAAAAGTCAAGACGCGAAATAATTAATTTCAAGTCTAAATGGTGATGACTGCTGTCAACGGAAAAGTTTTGTTTACCTTTACGCTCTCTGGGAGGCTGAAACACGCCCCCCGTGCCCGGTCTTATTTTTAACTGTTTGACGTTAGCTTCCATTTTGAGCTTGTTTGGTACGGGTTAAAATCTTGCGTTTTGTTTTTATTCCCTCGCAAGAGAGAGAATTTGAACCCTTCGGTCCCAACTCGTGACCCCAAATTTCACAGCCACTTTGTGGCTTGGCTATAAAATTTTCGCGTCGTTGCGTAAGAGGTCGCAACGAGGCCGGG